TTTTTGTTTTTGTTCATAGTGCCCTCGGTTGGATTTGAACCAACGTGTCACCAACTACGGTTTCTACACCTTATAAGAGTGGGCCGATACGAGGGCTGAATGAGTAGCCATCCGTACATCGTTCCCACTAATGTCAGATGACTACTCAATCCTTAGTTGCTTATCTTGTTCTTGGAATTCTTCAATGAATTAAGCTCAACGGAGAACAGTTTGACAAATTCATCTGAGTAACGGTGCTGAAGCACTAAGGCTGCTCGACGACGTGCCTCTTGTCGCAAGCGATTCTGCTGTTTCTGGATTTCAACTCGACATTGCTTTTCCTCCAAAGACAATGGCTTTCGGCCACGCTTCACTGTTCCCTGAACGACATTCTCGTATTCACTCATGATTTTCCCTCTTTCGGATGTTTCTTGTCCCATCAATATAAATGCTCACGGGTAATAAATCAACCCCAAAACAATGTTGACAAAATAAAATCTGACCTGTACAGTTCCATCAACCCAATAAAACAGAGCTACATAGAAAAGGAAACATATGGCATCAAGGACTCATGGCAACAAGGTAGTGAAAGAGCTGTTCAGGCAACTGGCAGCACTCGGCTTTGTAATTGAACACAAAGGAAGCACTGGATACAAAATCACACCACCACCGAGTATCCATGGACCCGTGTACTACACGCATGGAACACCACAGGCAGTAAAGCCAATCCTCAATCAGTTCCGCAAAATCTATGGAGTAGCACTTCATGACCCGGCGAAACCACCAAAAAGCAAGGTGAAACAATGAGCAATGCAGACATTCCATCAAAGAAATTCAACTTTTCAAATGATTTGGCTTACGGGCATATGGGTGAGTCTGTAATTAAGGACTTTCTTGAATCTCTTGAGCAAGGCGACTTTGAAGTCAAGACAGACAGGTTTAGGAATGGCAACATGGCAGTTGAGCTATACCAGAACCCACGAAGGCAGCTGGACCAAGACCAGAATCAGGTTTGGGTTCCAAGCGGACTGAATATCACAACAGCGAAATGGTGGGTCTATCAGTTCACTCTGGGCGAATCGTTTATTGTCGTCTCGGTTGAGCGTCTTCGCAGGTTTATCAATATGAACAGCCATGACTTCAATGAAAACACATTTACTCCATTTGCACCCAAAAGCGATAATCCGGCTATGGGCTTCATACTGAAACCACATCACATAATCGAAATGATGATTAGCCCAAAGTACGACGAGTTGCCGGGGGGATGACATGTCAGTGGTTGATACCAAGCAATACGACAATCATGTTTGCGACGAATGCCATCAACCAATCCTGCTGTTTATGCCAGAGAACTACATAGAAGAGGGATACAAGCAAATCATTGGTGGAATGTGCTTTGATGCCGGCGGAGCCTATTCGGAGTTCAATGACACATCTCAGTCGTGGTTGGTGTCCACATGGGTTGACGGGTACATATCCCTGTGTCATGACTGCACTGCTCGTTTGTGGTCAGTGCTACCTAGGGCCATGACCAAGTTTGGAAAGCCGCTACATTTTTCGACTGACCCAGAGAACGCAATGCCTTGTTGTAAATGGGGGTGGACTTGGCGTATGGTTGATGGAGTTAGGAAGCTGTTTTGCGCAGGACAAGATGGTCTTGAATGGGAACAAGTAGAAGATTCAGGAAGCCACGAATGAGCATCATAAGCAATCAAGAATAGGACTATGGGTACTCGCAGTACTAAGATTTCAAAATGCAACAAGGGACGATTGGATACTATGCCTGAGAACATTGCGACGAAGACATTCACAATCGAAGTAAACAGGTTTAATAGCGACATCCTCACATCAATCTATTCAACAGAAGAGCTAATATCCATGTTGTTGCAAAAGGGCGGAATGATGAGTGTCTCGGTGGTTAAGGAAAATGAATAAAGCTGTTTCGATATACAAGAATGTCATTACGGGCTCGATACCTCCTACTCCGATATCACTCGATGTTGATGCTGAGCTTTTTACTGATTGCGACGAGACGCTTCTTAGCATTGCCGACACAATTGGTCAACCTGTTGCGTACCAACAGGAACAAAAAGGTTCTCTTGTCCAGAACATATTCCCAATACAGAAAACCGAGACAATGCAAATATCAAGCAGTTCAAAGGTTGAGCTTGGTTTGCATACAGAGACAGCATTCCATCCATACAAGCCAGACATTGTTGCTCTACTATGTGTTCGTGGAGACCCTACGGGCATAACAACTATCGCTGAAGTAAGGGATGTGGTTTCTAAGCTAGATAGTTACTTGATTGATGAGCTGTGTAAGCCGAACTTCACCACATCATTGGACCCAAGCTTCATGCTTGAAGGACAACAGGATGCCACTATACCCATATCTGTTTTGCGCAATCACAATGATGAGTGGCACCTAACATACGACGAAACTCTCGTGATAGGAAAAACGAAGGAAGCAAATCACGCATTACTCCATCTCAAGGTAGCTATACGAGATTCGATTGTTGATTACATACTTGAAACGGGTGACCTGATGCTCATAAACAACAACACGGCCGTACATGGTAGGAAACCTTTTATTGCTAGGTATGACGGAACAGACAGATGGCTTAAGCGCGTTCTCATAAGAACCAGCAGTACTCCTTCAAATCAAATTGAAGGCAATGTCATTACAACTAAATTTTATTAGTCAGTGAACCTCTTACCGCACTTCATGCACCTCTGCATCCACGGGTAAACTTTTCTATCTTGAGGTAAATGTTGGCATCCCGTAGTACCTGCAGCTTTGTTGCATACATCCCTAACAAACTCAGCCAAGGAAACCCCAAGCTCTGCTGCTGCTGACTTCCATCTTTCATGGTCTTCGTCTGTAGCCCTAATTAAAACTTGTTTGTTTGCTGGTAGACCAGGTTTTGCGCCGGTGTTTGCCTTACGGGTGAGTTCTGTGACACCCATGACATCATCAACAGCTGCTCGAATATTGTCTTGAACCTCTTCGGCACTGTCTTTGGATGATTCATTTTTGTTCATAGATAACAAAACTACCTCATGGACATCTAGTTCTGGCAGTTCTTTGTGTTTATTTATTCCCTTGAACCTGTTGCTGAATCCCAGGAGACCCTTGCCTATTGATATTTCAAATTCTTTTACTTTTTCCTTTGATGTCCTATATTTCCCCTCGGTCGATAGCGACTTCCTCGCCGCCCCCTCCGTTGGATACGGTTTCCGCAACATCGATTACCTCTCCATCTTCTATTTCTGATTCACCAAGTATTGAATTAATTACGTCTGATGGAAGCACGCCGCTTCTTCCCATTATCTCCAAAAGCTTACGGGCTTCTGATTCTGGAGAGAACTGACTAATAGAACTTACATCTATTGCGCCGGAAAGGGTTGACCTAACATTGACCTGCGAATTAACATCCATCTGCACATTAACATTTGTCTGCTCCATACCGAGCAACTTTGAACGCCTATCCATTATAGACAGAACTTGCTGGATGGCTTTTAAGTCTGGCTCTGCTGTCACCTCAGTGCCATCATCCATTTCCAACTTTCTATGCTGAGTCATGGGCCATATTGCCGACTGAAGAGAGTCAAGTCTTTCAAGCTCCATTCTCAAAAGCTCTGGATAAGCAAAGAGTGCTTCTGAGTTGAGCTTTTCAAGCTGTCTTCTAATCGCAGTTCCTACAGCTCTGCTTGACATACCAAACCTACGGGCTATCTCACCATGGGTTACACCGGCTTGTCTTAGCTTGAATATGCGCAAGTCCCTTTCAGCAAGGAACTCCCTAGTTAAACCGCCTTCGCCTTTTGACACTTAGCCAACTTTCATATATTCAAGAACTTCAAATGGGAAAATCTTCCCACGCCTCATTTTAGTAGGCCACGGGCGCTCATCGCGGCCACCCCTAAAGTGTCTCACATCGTAGACATATCCCTCCATTGAGGTTGGGTCTGGTTGTAACGAAATGCCGAACTCCGGCCAACGAGACCAGACTGCAGAGCCGAATGGGCGTAACTCACGGGTTGTAAGGCTTGAACCAAGAGGGGCGTGGTGTTCGAGCCATAAGGCGCATCCAAACTGGTCACGAATGTAGTCAAGAAAACGAGCCACCTCTACTGCAACAGCTTCGCTTGTCCTGTTTCCTGAATCAATAAATGACTTATACAAAGGACCAAGAACAAGTAGGTCTGGTTTAGTCTTCTCAACAGTCTCCTCAACTAGGAGCCTGTCAGAGACGCTAAGCAAATCGATACCAGCCGGCTTGATAAGAAGATGGGCTTCAACTTGCTGAATCCGGTTTCCATTCATCAATTGCGTACGGGCTATTGCGGCATTCATGATGCTACGGGATGTTCGGCGGATGATTCGCTCAGGGTTCTCTAGGTCAATAGTCAATGTCCTAATTGGTGGCATTGATTGATATGTAAAAGGATTAACTCCAGAGGCAGAAAGTATCGCAACCTGCCTAGCAAGCATTGTCTTTCCAACGCCCTCAGCTGCAACAACTATCACGCGCTCCTTACGCTCCAAGAGTCCTGGAATAACCCAATCAAATTCGTCGTTGTCTGATTCGGAGATAAAGTTTTCCCAGTTAACCAAACGACCAGTATCGGTGCGCTCACTGATTGTCATCGATGTAAGAGCAATGCTTGCCCTGTTCAACTTCTGAGAGTCGCTCAGGTTCTCGGAATCAAAAATATCGTTAATCTTTACAAGGATTGAATCCATCTGAGATGGTTCTTCTTGCGGTTCCTCTACGGGTGACTCCTCGTAATCGGAGAGGGGGATGAAATCATCAAAAGACTTACCGGCAGCAAAGTGGTCGTATGCATCTTTGCCTGAAGCCGAAAGCCATACACCTCCCGTACACCTCGCCTCATCCAGCTTTGAGCGAACAATCATGGCAAAGGACTTGCCGACATCATCGTTATCAGAAATAATTTCGACATGGGCTCCAGCTAGAGCTTTTGTAAAACTGTCTTCCCATTTGTTATTGCCTGCTCCCCCGGGTCCTGTGGTGGCGATTATTCCCAGCTCGATAAGAGCATCAGCATCTTTTTCGCCTTCAACAACCCAAATGGGCTCATTGTTTTTTACTCCCTCAATGACTGCGGGCAGATTGTAGAGAATCTTGTCTATTCCGGAGAGAGAGTAAATCCAATCTCCACTTTTTTCTGGGTTTGGCCGGCGCTGCAAGAAAGACTTGCTCCCATCTTCACGCAAAAACCGTTGCTTCTCGTATGCAAGATTGCCATTTGAATCAATGTATTTGTAAGTCTTTACAAGACGTTGCTTTGGTTTGTTGTTCTTGTCAAATGTTGCAGACGGGGGGAAGAGGTCTTTCTGGGTTATGCCAATAGCTTCGCATATCTCTGATGCACTACAGGGCTTGCCCCTATGGCAATACACGACAACTTTTCCATTGTCATCTTTGACAGAAAGGGACGGGTTGCTGTCATCATTCCTGCACGGGCATCGAGCTTGCCACTGTCCATCACCACCACGAACGCCTTGAAGCTTGCTTAAGAAGTTTGAAACTGTAAGTGAGGCGGCGTAGGTCATTATGTACTCATCAATTGTTGTAGTCGGACCGTCTCATCATATCGTCGTGTTTTTAAATTCATCTTCTGCCTAAGGAATTTTCGCTGACTCTCTGTCATACCTCCCCATATCCCAAATGGCTCCCACTCCATTGCATATGTGAGACATTCCATTTGTATGGGGCATTTAGCACAAACGCTTTTTGCGTTGTTTATCTTTTCCAGCTCACATCTAGTTAATGGCGACCCCGGGAAAAACCAATCTGTCGGACAAGAAGTACAAGCTCCACCTTTTGGGAAGTCTGGAGGGCCATCAAGATTCAATGTTCCGTATCTACCATTGAACTGTTGGTTTTCTTTCTCATCTATTGTCATGAACGCAAAGAGTATTACTTACTAAACCTCAAGTCAAGTGCCTTCCATGTTGACCACAAGAATTTCCTAATTGACGCTCTGGTTCTATCTTCTCGGCTCACGGGTTGCACTATTTCCTGAATTGCCAAATCTAAAGCTCTACCGGATATGTATGCAACCTTGTAAATTGCATCTTGCCACTCATCACTGTTCTTGACTTTTTCCCAAGCGTACGGGTCAAACCTGTTGTATTTGCTAATCATTTCGTCATCGACATTTGAACGAGAACCCATTATCTCCATGTGCCAGCCAGTTGCTTTCTCTATTGCGAACAACAGCTCTATTATTCCACGGTCGCCATCTGAATCCTTCAGATTTTTAGCCATACGATTAAATTTTCGCTCAGTAATCATCTGGCAATAGACATCCAGCATGTTGGAATAGTCTGTTGCTTCAGCAATAAATGGGTTATTTTCCATGTCAGTAAAAGATGAATCTTCAATCATCTCCTGTATTGCGTCTAGATAGTCAGACTCAGCTGCGATTGGGTCAATGTCTGCGTAGTCCTCAGAGTCTTCATCCATTGGTTCCCAATCTTCCATTTCTATGTACCAAGCAATGCTCTTTGCACTGCCAACTTCTTTTTTGTTGCAGAAGAATTTTCATCCATGCTAGCGATTGCAAGTTCTTCTGGGCTAGTGAATCTATAGTGGTCTAAGTATTCACAAATAGCATTATATACCGACCAAGCGTTGTAACCATATCCGGCAGCATTTCTCTCGTTTTTATAAATAGAGTTAATTGCATCTTCTATAGAGTTCCGGTGTTCTCTTTGTCTCTTTGTTTCTGATTTTGTTCGAGGTGCAATTATTTTTAACACTGCATCCGAGATAGATGACACGGGTGTCTTTATAGAAAGAAGCTGCTCGGCACTACGGGTGAATTCATCTCCCCATTTAGTGGAAATTTCTAAAACTTCTTGAGCATCGTCAATTATCGAATCCATGTTTCGAGTATGTCTGGCTGTAAAAACTCTTCTTGCTGTTTTCTCACCTAGAACAACAGTGTTGTTGCACACCGCTCGTATTTCGGTATTTGAATATCTTATTGGCCACACACCATCGTGGCCTGCTGAGATGACTAGGTATCTAGCAAGCTTATCGTTAACACCAAGCGCATCAATCACAAGTGGACCGAGGTCTATTGTTGCAAAAAATCTTGAACCGCCCTTAAGACAGCCGCATGTATCAATAACTGCGTCACCCTTTGAAGCACCCACTACAGCAAGGGCTCTTTCAAGAACTTCGCTGTTCTGTCTTACTTCGTACCTTGTTCCAACTGTCGCCAACGGGTCAAAGGAGCCATCAAAATTCTGTTTTAGGGTCGCCCTACTGTCATTGATGACCACTGGTGAACCATCCGAGTTTCGGATTAGCTCTCCGGAATCATCTACGGCAGCTACCTTGGTGAGAATAACGTCATAGTTCGCACTGGCGGCCTCAAGCATTGCCTCCATGGTCTGTAGGCCCTTCATGGGCGTTCCAAGCCGGTGCCAAGGCACCTGTCGGTCGTTGTAGGCCATACGAATCCTGCCATTTTTGGTTTTATCTAGTTCGTGAGCCATTTTTCCTCCACCCAATTATCCCACAGCATTACTTTAGTCAAAATACTTGCAATTATTAAAAAGTGGCTGTATTCTTTTGTCATGACAACAACTTACTCCCCAAAAACCCAAGAATTCCTCACTAGCTTTTCCGACCAGGCTATCCAAATGATGATGATGACAAAGCTCATGGGTAGCAAGATTGAGAAAGGCCCAGTAGACACCCCATCTGTGCTCTTTTATGCAGTTCCGGGAAAAGACAACCCCCTCGAAGAGGAAGTTGGAGTTGTTGAGATTAACCCGGACGACGGGGCACCCGCAGACCACATTTTCAACTGGCTCATTGGCGTATACAAGGATGTTTCCGTTGCCCCAATATGGGGAGGAATCATTTCTGATGTCGTAGCCCATTGTGGGAGCAAAAGCGAACACGACACCGTTGAGCAAATGAATGACATTAAGAGCAGGTACCCAGGAAAGAACCTGCAACAGATTTTTAACGAGAATCCGCTTGAGAGCTCGCTGACTGAAGGCTTGACAACAATCATTTTTGACAGCTACGGGAACTTCGCCACCAATCTCACAACCTATAAGTATTCCGACGAGGGAACCCCTGTTTTTACTTTCAGCAAAAGCGAATTTATTGGTTCAATGTTTGGCGATAATGCTGAGTCTTACTCAAATCAAAAACTGACCTCACAAATTCAAGCTTTTATCATTGCGGTTGAAGTTTCGGAAAGCATCAAATCAAATGGAGAATAACGAAGCGTACATGGAGTCGGTTCTTGCTCAATCAGCACATGTCTTGCGACGTGTTGCCGTTATCCGAGACCACGGGTTCACATTTGATTCAGAAACATCAACTCTCTTGGACCAAACATTGGAACTTATTGATGAAATTTCAGAAAATGAAAGCAAAAAGTGGGGATTCACACCAGGACCATCATGCGATGGATACCCAGGTAAGCGATGATATTTTCATTTGAATTCAACTTGTCTAAGCTGCAGGCAGAACTCATGACCGAAGCGCTTCTAGGAATGATTAATACGGGTAAACGCCTAGCTGCATCATTGGATGAAGAAGGTGGCTTGCGCACTCATCTGAACGGCCGGAATTTGAGCGAAAACGAAGTATCCCAGTTAATTCTTGCTTTTCAGCAGGCTAACTCAATACTCGGAGAGATTGAACAAATTGAAGAAGAAGAGAATAAAGCTGAAGCAAAGAAAAGTGTTTCTGGAGTGATTGACGATATTTATGAAATGCTTCAATCATCAGAAAACCCTCCACCTTTCAATCTGTAAACTCCGTTCTCTAAATCGCTGCTTAAATATTCCCTCCATCTAACACTGAACTCTGCATGAGTCTCATTGTCTTTGGGTGAATAATCAAATGCGGTGTTGGCTTCCTTGAGTTTTACTTTTTCATCATTGATAATTCCGTGTTTTGAATAAAGGTCAGACAATGCGTCGTTGGGCGAATCACCAACACCAATCATCTTTGCTTCTTCTGAATCCCAAAAATCTAATGCATCACAGTCATCGCCTGATATGTAATTAGATAAACCTTCAGATTCCTCTGAATAATCTGCAATTGCAAACCACTTGCCACCTTCGTAAACGCCCGAATAACGTGATTCCCTTATCACTACTGGGTAAAGGGATATTGCATCACTCATCTTCGTATGATTCAGCTGATAAAACTTTCTCGAGTTCCGTAACAATAAAGTCCGGTCCAGCAGCTCCGACTATCGTTGAGACGACTTCTCCGTCAGCAAATATCAGAAGTGTTGGAATACTCATAACATTGAACCGTTGTGCCAACGCTCTGTTCTTATCAACATCAGATTTAACAAATCGTATTATTCCTTCGTATGCGGTACTGAGCTCCTCTAGGAGTGGGGTCATGTATTGGCACGGCCCGCACCATGTGGCCCATATGTCAAGGACCATGGGGGTTCCGCTCTCCGCTAGAACTGAATCAAATTCGTCTTGGGTTATTTCTCTCATATGTCCATTGTATTCCCTATTTGTCCACCCACAAATATGCCTTGCGGGTTGCAACTGGCTAGGTGGGTGGCTATATTGACTGAACACCCATATTAAAGGAGCTTTATGATTTACTCAGGCGATAACTGGCGCTCATCACGGGCGTGTATTGATGCCAGCACACTTACCTTTTTCCCTAGCAGCCGAAAGGTGCGATTACAGGCTCTTGCCTATTGTGGAATTTGTCTTGTTCGTGGTGAGTGTCTCAAGTATGCTCTTGATAATTCAATTGAGTTTGGAATCTACGGAGGAAAGACTGAAGACGAACGAAAGGTTATCTTGCGTCGCAGGCAATGAACGAAAAAAGACTCTGGCTAAATGACGACCATCTAATAATCGACTTTCCATACGACCCAGATGAGGTCGCAGCGATTAAAAAGATACCTGGGGCTAAGTGGGACAAGCTTGCCCATGTTTGGCGTGCTCCCGCTACGAGCCTTTCGCAGGTTCGGGATTTTGCGATACTTCATGACTTTGAAGTAGATACATCCATAATGCTATTTGATGAGCCAAAACGACTAAACAAGTCATTTGGTATGTGGAGCGACGATAGCTGGATTTATCTTGGCTTTAACTACGACCAGGTAAAAGTTCGTTCGGTTAAGCAGCTTCCCGGTGTTACATGGGATTCAAAATCAAAAGCCTGGAAAGTCCCCAGAACGGCAGTTCGTGAAGCAATTCAATGGGCGACAATGTTCAAGATGGATGTATCAGCAGAACTTCATCTTGACGCAGAAGAGTTTGCTGAAGTTAGCAGAAAACGAGCAGATGCATCACGCGCTTACAGTGCAGAAATAGAAATACCGAACATTTCTGGTTCTCTTCTTCCATACCAAATGGCTGGAGTGTCGTATGCACATCAGACTAGAAGGTGCTTCATTGCTGATGACATGGGTCTGGGTAAGACTCTTCAAGCCCTAGCAACACTCGAGTACTGTGCGTCTCTTGGAGAAGATGTTTATCCAGCAATAGTTATGTGTCCATCAAACCTTGTCCTTAACTGGAAGTCAGAAGTCGAAAAGTGGACACCATCCAGGACCGCTACTGTCGTAACAGACCGTTCTGATTTTCCTGAAGAAGAACACGACATAATCGTAATTGGCTATGCAAACATTCATCACTGGGTCAAAAGCCTCAAGGGATACAAGTCATTGATATGCGATGAATCTCACTACCTAAAAACTCCAACTGCCCAGCGCACCAAAGCAGCTATAAAGATTTCAAAAACCATTAAGTCTGGAGTTGTTTTGTGTCTTACTGGCACGCCTGTCACTAATAGGCCTGCTGAGTATGCAAGCCAACTGGAGATAATCGGCCGTCTCAATGAGCTTGGTGGCACATGGGGCTTCTATAGGCGCTACTGCGGAGCATTCAAGGACAAGTGGGGCCACTGGAACACATCTGGGGCGACAAACCTTCAGGAGCTGAACGAGATACTTCGTTCTCTTTGTTATATACGTAGGACAAAAGAACAGGTTCTTCCGGAACTTCCAGATGTCATACACGATAGACATATGGTGAGCCTTTCAGAAAAACACAAACTAGAGTACAAAAAAGCAGAAGACGACATAGTCGAGTACCTTGTGCAGCGCGCAAAAGAAATTGCTCTAGAAATTGGCAAATCTCCACATTCGGCTGCAGTTGTTGCACGCATAAAAGCTGAATCAAATGTCCACCTTGTAAAGCTGTCCGTGCTACGCCGGCTGGCTGCTAAGGGCAAGATGGAATCAATTAAGGAGTGGGTTAAAAACCAGATTGAAGCCGGCGAAAAAGTTGTAATTGCCGCACACCATAGAGATGTTGTTGATGCCTTAGCAAATGAGTTTGGTGGATTAAAAATTCAGGGTGGCATGGATGTACACGAAGTTGAAAAAGCAAAGAAAGACTTTCAAAACTTGTCTACGGAAGAAGCTCCTGTAATAGTTCTATCTATGCAAGCTGCAAAAACCGGACACACACTTACGGCAGCTCAGAAAGTTCTGTTCGTGGAGCTCCCATGGACGCCAGCTGATGTTGACCAGCTCTACAGTCGATGTCACAGGCTTGGACAAAAAGGTTCAGTAATGGTTACCTACGCAATAGCTACGGGCACTGTTGATGAACAAATCTACGACCTAATTCAATCAAAGCGCTCAATAGTAAATGCTGCCGTTGATGGTTCAGACATTTCTTCTGATGATTCTTCAAGCAGGCTTGTACTTGACTACCTAAAACAAGGGCTTAATCGTTAATAACCTTTAAGCACTCTTTGCAGGTAACAAAAGATTTGTTTGCTGTAACATAATATGAGCCATCATCAAGACCGCAAGAGGTGAGGTAGAAACTAAGACCGTGCCATCCGTTGCTGTAGTGAACAACTTTAATTTCTTGCTCGCTCACTACTACTCCAGGCTAAGTAAGAATGTTCCCGATTCCCACATGATTCCAATTGCTGAGTAACCAATTACATCCATCACATTGTCCTTGATTGATTCGTTGTTGGGGTTTGTATTATTGCCAACAAGATTTTCAAGTCTCGCAATCTTGTCGTGAACCCTAACCATCAATCCAGCTCTACCAAATCGCTGAATGTTCTCGTGGCCATAATCATGTTGTTTTCTGCACAAAGTTTCGTGCACTTCAGGTGATGTCAAATTAAAACCAAGAGAGCGTGAGAGCATGCTGGCAAGCCTTCCAATCCCCCTCCATGCCTGTGAGGCATCTTTTGCTTCGTGATGAAACATGTCATCTATAAACACGTCGTGTGAAACTCGGAGCATCTTGATAATGGGCATACTCGCATCTTCAAAAGATGCAATAATCTTCAAGATGCTGTCCCAGGCCAGGTCTTGTTCTTCTTCTGGCGGGAGTATCTTACTCAACGCAATTGCGGCGGCGGCATTCCATGTTTTTGGTGTTTCTTTATACATTTGCTCAGTCATTTAATAATCCTTTGAAGATTTTTCCAAGCCATTCGGCTA